CAACGTCCGCGGCGGTGGCGCCCGCTGCACCCTGACCTATGAGCAGGCCAGGAAGATGGTCGCGGCCATCAACCGAGTGCTGGAGGCCGACGATGGTTCAGCGAACGCCTAACGGAGGCTCAACGGGCGTTGAACGGGTGAAGCGCGTCACGTTGCCTATCACCCCGGAGATCTTGCGAATCAGGGACCTTCTGAAGCAGGAGACCGGGATCGAGATGACTTACGTGCAGGTGATTGATCATGTGGCGCACGAATACCTAGACCGGCTGGACAAACAAGGAGAAAAAGACATGCCCAAACCCATCACCCCGGACTACTTCACCGAGGAGCACGCTGTGGCCATGACCCTGCGCGACTACTTCGCCGCCAAAGCCATGCACACGCTGTACATGAGCATCTACGAGTGGGAGTCCACCAAGAACCCGAGGTCGCCAGAGTTTCAGGCCATAGTCGAAGAGCTTGCCGTGGATGCCTACGTCATGGCCGACGCCATGCTCAAAGCAAGGGGACAGGAATGACCCGAGGTGAGCCTGCATGAGCGCATCACAGGCCATTTGGCTCATCAAGCTGAAGAATGGGGGAACCTACATGCGGGACAATCTCGCCATAGGATTTCCAGGCTGTCGAATGGCTGAAGACTTGGCCGAAAGAAGGCGCACAGCCCGTGAAGGTTAGGATTAAAATCTGGGAATTGCTGTAGCGCGTTTCATCAAGACGCATGGGGATTGGGCAAATTGGGGCAAACCGTCAGTTGCGCCCATGAAGCCATCCTGGCGGATCGGTCCCCAGCCGTGTTGGTGAATGTGCAGGCTGATGCACAACGCATTCTTGATGCCGAACACCACCTTGAGTGGAGTGCGCTGGGACATAAAATCCCGTGAAGGCGCTGGTGAACTTCGGTTTGCCGACAGGCTAGTGACTGGCGGGCGACTGCCTACATGAACAGAACGGCCCAAGCGATAAAAGGCGGGGATGCCAGAGATCAGCACTGGCCACCAACAACTCATAGATTGTCATCCTCTTGAACTGATTGTTAAAATCACGGCATCAAATGTCTCTGGAAGAATGAGATGCCACGCAAGTCAGTAAAAGCCGCCAAGCAGGCCGCCGAGATGCCCACCCCAGAGGTAGAGACATCCGCGCCTCAAGAAGCCTCCCAAGAGCCGCCAAAGAAGAAGATTGGCCGCCCATCCAAGTACTCCCCTGAGATCGCCCAGCAAATGTGCGAACTTCTCAGTGAAGGAGTCCCCCTAAGAGAGATATGCCGTAAGGACGGATTCCCCGAGTGGCGGACCGTCTATGACTGGATGTATCGGGATGATGCTTTGGGTGAGGCCGGAACGGGACTTTCCGCAGCCATCGCACGCGCACGCGAAGTCGGATATGAGGCCCTGGCCGAGGAATGCTTGCTGATTGCTGACAATCCCCAGTACGGGGAAAAGCAGGTGATGTCTGATGAGGGCGCCACCACTACGGTCGAGGACATGCTGGGCCACCGCAAGCTGCGGATTGAGACCCGCCTGAAGCTCCTGGCCAAGTGGAACCCCAAGAAGTACGGTGACAAGGTCCAGGTCGGCGGGGATGCCGAAAACCCCCTGAAGGTCGAGGCCGACATCAGCATCTTCGACGCACTGATCAAGAATATCGAGGCCAAGAGACAAACCAAAGCCCATGGCTGACCCGCTGATCGACACCCTCAAAGACGAGGACGTCCGGCGCCGGTATGCCCTGCTGCCCGCTGAAAGGCGCGTGGCTTTCGAGTGGCGGGCCAAGTGGCTCTCTACCGCCCACGATCACCAGATCCTGCCCCCTGGGGACTGGTGGACCATCTGGCTCCTTCTAGCTGGCCGCGGAGCAGGGAAAACCCGTACTGCCGCCGAGCAGGTGGGCTGGTGGGCCTGGGAGATGCCGGAGACCCGCTGGCTGGTGGCTGCTCCGACATCGATGGACGTTCGGTCCACGTGCTTCGAGGGTGAGTCTGGCCTGCTGGCCGTGATTCCCGGGATCCTGATCGCCGACTACAACCGGGCTTACCACGAGATCAAGCTCATCAATGGCAGCCTGATCAAGGGGGTGCCTGCGTCGGAGCCTGAGCGTTTCCGGGGTGGCCAGTATCACGGGGCATGGCTGGACGAGCTTGCCGCCTGGGACTATCTCCAGGAAGCCTGGGACATGATCATGTTCTCGGTCCGCCTGGGGACCCAGACCCGCATCATGGCCACGACGACGCCGAAGCCTAAGGACCTGATCGTCGACCTAATCGCCCGGGAAGGTGACGACGTCCACCTGACGACGGCCAGCACCTACTCCAACATCGACAACCTGTCCCAGAACTTCAAGAAGCAGATCTTGTCCTACGAGGGCACCAAGCTGGGCCGTCAGGAGATCTACGCCGAGATCATCGACCCAGAAGAGGGCGGCATCGTCTCCCGCGACTGGTTCCGCCTGTGGCCCGCGGAGAAGCCCATCCCCCGCCTGGAGTTCGTGCTTCAGAGCTACGACTGCGCCTTCACCGAGAAAGCCCAGAACGACCCCACCGCGGCCATCACGTTCGGTGTCTTCAAGCCCCAGGACGGCGGCATGTCTGTGCTCATCATCGACTGTTGGCAAGACCGCCTACAGTACCCGGACCTCAAGCCCAAGGTCATCGAGGAGTACGAGACCGTCTTCGGGGAGGGCAAGGACCGTAAGCGCGTGGATCTGGTCCTGGTCGAAGATAAGGCCGCGGGCATCAGCCTGATCCAAGACTTGCAGCGGGCCCACGTACCGGTCAGGTCCTATAACCCTGGCAAGGCGGACAAGGTCCAGCGCCTGTCCATCGTGGCCAACATCATTCGGGCTGGACGTGTCTGGGTGCCCGAGTCAATGAACCGTAAGGGATACGTCAGGGACTGGGCCGAGGGCATGATCAGTCAGGTCTGTTCATTCCCGAATACTGACCACGATGATTTCTGTGATGCGTTATCCCAGGCCCTTCGATATTTACGTGATGCGGGATTCTTGAATATCGATCCGGCGCCCCCGGATCAATTGGATGAGGACGATTACATCGATGCGGGCGTAAATCGAAGAGAGAACCCATATGCAGTTTGATTGCACGGGAGTATCATTCCGGTTAATTTCGTCTTCGAGAGGCTAGGCTATGGCCGACTTTGGAAAGCAGCTTGCCGATATGGTTCTCGGGTCAACACCGGAAGAGAAGCCTTCGGCACCCCCGCCGCTTTCGGCCATGCAATCGAACGTCCCGATTACTGGCGAGATCAAACCTTACGACCCGACATTCCGGGAAATTGCCGCCAGCAAATTGCAGCGCGGCATGGAAGCGCTCGGCGTCGATCGATATAAGGCCCGCCAACGGGCACAGACCCTCATGGGCGGGGAAAGCAGTAACCTGCCTATTGGCCTGGGTCTGGCCGACTTCGTTCCCTTCCTTGGTACCGGTATGCAGACCCAAGAGGCTGCGCGTGGCCTCCAGGCCGCAGGTGAAGCAGCCAAGCAGGGCGACTACATTGGGGCCGGTGTTGAGGGCGCCTTTGGTCTGGCCGGGATGATCCCTGGCGTGAAAGGTACAGCCAGCGCAACCAAAGCTCTAGCCCAAAAAGCGCGGGCCACTCCAATTCAAGGTAGAATTGAAGACCGTTCTATTCCCGTCCCATTAAGGACGCAGGAATCGCCTGCGCCTGTGGCGCCTGTAAAACCGCAAGGAGTCACGTATGAAACAACCCAAGAAGGACCGTTCTATCGAGTCCGCCCAAACCTACCTCAAGCAACTGGGCGACAGAATCGCGGAACGAAAGAAGGTGTTGGGCGCCCCCAAGGTCTCCTCGGACCAACTGGAAGCGATGTTCCGCAATCAGTTACGGACGAAGCAATTCAGCAAATGATGAAGCAGCCGGACAACTTCGTCCGGCAGGTGGCTGATGAGTACAGTCGCAAGAATGCAGGCGGCGCCTACAGGCTGCCAGAGATTCCCGAGTCATCCCTTCTGAAGCAGGCCCCTATCGGCCGCGTCTTCCAACTGGCATCAACGGATGATCCCGCCTATAAGACGGCGGTATTCGATGCCTACGCCAAGAAGTACCCCACGCTGGTCGAGAAGTCTGGAGCGCAGAACTACGACCAACTGATGGAGGCGTCCTACCGGCAACTGGCCAATGAAACCGAGCAACAGTTTCGAGCGCTGCCCATAAACATGTCCTACCACCGCGCCGGTGAGGGCAATTACGACAATAGCAAAGAACTGCTGCGCGACATCTACGGCAACCGCCACATGTACGTGTATCAGGGCGGCGATCCCCACGACTTCCTGAACGCGGTTGATCCTTCAACTGGCCTGAACACCAACGAGATGTTCCGGGCGGTACATGACTTCTTCGGTCACGCCATTCATGGCAACCAGTTTGGCCCGAAGGGTGAAGAGATTGCCTGGGCCGCTCATAGCAAGATGTTCTCCCCCTTAGCCCGTCTGGCCATGACGAGCGAGACTCGCGGCCAGAACAGCTTCGTGAACTACACCCCGCTGAATGCCGAACTGAAGGCACGCATCAACGAATTGAACGGCCAAGCCTACGAGGCCCGCCGTCGTGGTCAGACCGGCATGCTGGACGAGATCAACAAGGATCTGGCTGAGGCATGGTCCCAGTTCCAGTTTGCGCCACAGAAGAGCGTGATCCTTCCGCCTGAGTTCCTAGACCTTAACTACAAAGGCGGCATGCCATCTTCTGTACAGCCGCTGATCCGGCCGGAGTCTGGCACCACGACCGCGTCCCGTCTTACGCACTTTAGCAACCGCCCCGACCTAACCGTGACCGACCCTCGCATGTACGGGACCGGCATCAAGGGCGAAGAGATGATGCGCCTCAAAGACACGCCCGGTGCGGTGATGGAGCGCAGCTACTTCTATGCCGGTGAGCCGGGTTCGGTCAAGCCTGAGCCGGGTCTGGGTCCGTACCGCTATGGCGCCCAGAGCGAGGGCTTGTATGACGTGGCTGCTGACCCGATCAAACTGCGGACGCTGGCAGCCGAATCCAACCGCATCCCCTTCACCGCCCCGGCCAACAAAGGTCTGGTGACCGGCAGCCCTTTCACTGACGTGGAGCGGCTGGCCAAGGAGTATGGCTACGAGGGCATCCTCAATCCCAACCTTACGAAGCCGACCGCCATCATGTTTAAGCCTACGTCAGTGCAACCGTTTGCCGCTGGTGGCGCGGTTAAAGACAAGCTCAAAGAAAAGCTCAAGGAAATGCTGGGCACGACTGCAAAGGCCGAGGCGCCAGAGCAGAAGATGCTGCAAGGTTTCTATCGTGGCTATGCAGGCGATTACGACGCCAACAAGGCCATGGCCCAAGACTCGGGCGTGTTCGTGACTCCGCAGCGCCGTGTGGGTGAGTACTACGGAGAAAAGCGTGCTGCTCAAACCGGCGGAGAGCCGCACCTGGAGATGATCCTGGCCGACCCGTTTGCTGGCCGAGCTTATGGACACGGCACCCTGGGCACGAAGAAGAATCCTCCGATGGTGACTAAGGCGCGTGAGCTTGCGCCTGAAGACGTCAAGGGCTCAACTCAACTCAAGAAAAAGGGCGGCAGGGTCCAATTCACTGACAACGTCGACGTCATGCAACTAGAGATGGCTAGTGGTGGCGGCGCTATGCCCGCTTCTGCAATTGGTGGCGGAGAGTTTGTTAGGGTGGCTGAGAAGTACGGCCTTGGCAGCGATAACGTTACTCTTAATCAAATTGTGCAGCTTGTTAACAAGGGCATGAGTCTTGATCAGGCTGCAAAAGAAGTTGCTTCAAGAGGTCGAGCCCAACTTGCTGCTGGAGGTCACGTCTCTCCAGACCCCATGCG